CCCCAATCAAGCTCAGTTTTACTCCGAGCTTTAAGGAGTGTCAAGTAATACAGGACACACCCGCTCCGGGCTTCCATGGTTACACACTCATCGGTACTCCTGTCAATAGAGTGCTGATTCCGGAAGCCACTTGTGACGTATTAAGAACTTGTCACAAGAACCACTCACTTTCTTCGCATCTTTTGTTACACGGGTCACCAACTTGCGAAGGTAACCACTCACATCATCCAGCAAAGGAGGACGTTTCAGAGTCATAGGTTCTAGACATCGAACCTTGTACTCAGTGCATTGTAGATCGGCGTTCCAACGTCTCTGTCGCAATTGACAACAGCGATCGAGAGGCGCATCCTTGGTTTCTCTGATCCATCCGAGAACCTGGGATTTTGGGCCCACAATAGGGAATTGACCTGCCCTAAAGTGAGGAACCTTATGGATTGCCATGCGAATCGAACGGGCTGTTCTCAGAAACCCTTTTTTAAACAGGGCCGCCTCCAATTGGAGGGCTGAGACCAACTCATTCATGGGTGAGGTAATTTTTATCACCGATTTAAATCGGGACGGAGTTATCTCTATGCCGTTATAGGCATGTGTGCCGCACGACTCGCGAAAGCGCGACCGGACGAAGCTCTTTTCTTCATTGAGCTTCATGCCAAACCTTGGCAACCAGTCGTAAACCGCCTGTGCACATTCAGAGGGGACAATAATATCGTCTCCATAAACATACACTTGTCGAGAATATTTGTGCGGAAGACAAGAGAGCACAATGATCGCTTTGATCAGTGCATAATGCACTAAAGCCATCACAGGGAAACATAACGCACTCCCCATCGGCGCATATTTTGCCGACGGAAAATCAACAATGAAGTTGATTGTATCGGGGAGCTCAATTGTATTTGTAGACAGAGCCAACATTGCATCAAGCAATGGCTGGTTATCTGCAAAGAGGTAGGATACCAGCTTTCGGGAAATGCGATCCGATGCCGACGACATGTCTATAGTCGCTAGCGATCCATCCCTTGAGCCAAACCTTGCCAAGTCTCCATTTATTTTTTGGTCGGTAAAGTTAACCTTCCCCCTCGTTTCGGGGTGGGACTCTATCCGATCGTACAAGGCATTTTTAATACCTTGCTGGAGAAATTGAGTTTCCAACTGCTCTATACATATTCCCCTCGCCTTTGAGAATGTTTTTGGAACAAACTTGAAGCGAGAAGTAGGTTCGAAAACCTCTCTAAGAGGTTTCCGCTTAGATTTCCAAACTCGCAGATCCCACGGACGTCGTCCACGGGGCGGGTAGTCAGGTGGATAAAACCACTCATCATACTCGAATACCTGCGCTAGGGTTGTGTACTTCACGTGTGGTTGGAAACGCACGTGAGGTTCGGTCGGAGTGTTCGTTGCACCAGGCCCCGGACGGGGCAAAAAGGCTTCAGCTTGATCAGGGTCGAAAGGATCCAACCCTTTTATTATCGAGCTTATTGTCTTTCTGGCATGGCGAAGTATTGCCCTGTTGGGCTCGGCATCGTATTCAACATATTTTATATCGATGTCCGTCTCCACGAATTCGACTAACTGTTTATCGAGTACACATTGTTGGTACGGACCCTCCAATTTTTTGAAGGCTACAAGAACCTGATAAAGTTGGCTCATGCAAATGACCGTACTATCACCATATGGATCTTCATAGATCGGCGCTACTAGCTGCTGTAGAAATACAGGGTATGTACATCCACGCTTTAATGAAAAGCCAGGATAGGCCGAAACACCCGTTTCGAGATAGTTTGTTAAACTATCGAAGAACGCGGGGAGGGTTTTAGTTGCAAAACTTAATCCCTCGTGAAGAAATCGAGCACGGATTGTGGAAACATCCCGCTCAAAGTCAGTTCTACCATATAGTGGATTGCTATTAAAGCAGTCAGTAAGAAGATCGACAATATACTCACATACACAATCGTGAGCAACAAGGAAACTATGCCGTTGTTGTTCTGGCGTAAGCTCCCTAGGTCTTCTCCGGCGCTTAGCTTCGCGCCTTTTTGCCACTGACTGACCCCGGAGGTTTCTCGGGGATTCCTTTGGCTTTTCAGGAATGGTGGTGTTAACCATCTAATCCTCCAGCCATGGATCATCATGTGTATGACGAATGTCGCCACACGCACCTCAATAGCGCTTAAAACGTGAAACAGAGCTTTCATGCGGCAGATTACCTCCTAGATCATTAGATCTTAGAGTTCATCAAGTTCGCCAAAAAGCCCGACTCACTCAGCGCATCCAGAAATAACACAAATTCAGGTGTTACTTCGGCCGCAGTGAATTCCTTGTCACAAGTAAGCGTGAAATTAAGAGTCACGCGCTTGAGCTCGGAGTCCGCATTGGCCGCAGGAACCAAATTAATGGTTCTCTGCAGGAGGTGCCGCGGGGCCGTAGGTTTGGAATCGTGTTTTACCACGAGCAGGGATTGAGCGGAAATTGCCGCCGCGTCCTCGATATAATCACCGACAACCGATTTAGCATCTGGTTGCTGCGCCCGGAATGAAAATGTCCGGTCCCCTACACCGTCGTTAATCGTCATTGGATTAGTGAATAATCCCATGGTCTTTGTTCCTTTCAAAGTTTATATGTTAAACAAGGTTATCGCACCTTGGTATATGCGCCCCGAAGGGATCGAAGTCAGCTAAGTCACTAACTCTGGGCACTTTTCACCAGAGAACCCTCAGTAGCGCCATCATGTTCTTAATCTGCCCAGTTGTAGGCAGTTGAACCCGTGGTAAAGCCGAACCCCTATTGGGTGCGGTCACACGCCTGAGATAGTGAGACTTGGAAGTGCCGGTCAGAAGGGCCGGAACTTCTCCTATTGGAGTCCCAGTCTTAGGGTTTGAACCCTTAATGTCTGGGCAATAGAAGTACTTAGCCTTAGCATGTGCAATCACATGGTACCCGAAGGTAGTTTTGTTATCCAATGATTCACAATATTGGATAGGCATGAGATTGACATTTGGATCTTTTGCCATGTTATGTATTGACTGGCCTATCTTTAAGAAGTAATCGGCCAGGAAGGAAAATGGTATAGCATCCCAAATTCCTTCGCCTGTGACATCAAGTCCGTAATACCTGCGAAAGGCATCCCCATAGCTGCGCATTATGTAATCATATTCATATTCAAGCGTAGCATTAAACCTCAACGATGACACTATACCTCTTGGACGCCAGTAATACACGGCATCTTCTGAGGTCCAGGTGATCTCACTATCAATTAGTTCAGAATAGTAAGACCGCTGAGGGGCTTGGCCCCTTACCTGGAATTTCTTTTGTACATCGTCAATCAGGGTCTGTGACTCTTTGAGTATCGATCCCACAGCATTTATTGTGGGTTTAACACAATACTCATTAGTGAGCCTCAGCTCGGATATCAGTCGGGTCACGTCGTCGAACGTATCCTTGATGTTTTCTCTCAAGGACTTATTATTTCTTTTCATTAGTTCGCGACGAATCGCGCCTCGAAGCTTCTTAAGCTCGGCACCTAATTGGCGTATATTTTTCACTTTGCCAAAGTGCTTTGCTATAGAACGAAAGTCTTTAAGCTCCCAGATAAAATTGAGAGCCGTGACTTCACCTTCGAAACGCGGTTGCATTGACCACCAAGCTCGACGCTGCGCGCCTTCGCACACAGCCCAACCTCCTCCCAATTGAATAGGGAGAGCAGCAAAACCGATTCCTGCCGCGGACGGGTTAAAAATATAACAATAATATCCGTCCCGCACGGTCGCGCGATTGTAGCGCTCGGTCAAGATGCTAAAGGGCCTAGCGATGAATTGTGTTTTGTAATTACTCATCGTGTTGAATTTAGGCCTAGGGTTGGTAGTTGACTCAAACATTTGGACCCCTAAAGTAGCAGGAGGGGTTATCTGCGCAGTCAAGCGAGATAATCCTTCTTCCCACACATCAGGGAGCTTCCAGTTCTGAAATACGGAAGCCAGATAACTTCCACCTATTACGGTTTGGTCGTACCATCCATCTGTTATTCCCGCGTAACACGGGAGAGTCCTAGTCTTATACATAACATTCACCTCCTGGTTTAATGGTCATCCTTTAAAAGCAATAACCACTATTAGTTGGTCCCCGACACCATGTCGG